GAAACTCCTTCTTGTACTTTTAGATTTTTTGAAACTTTAGAAAATTATTATTTTTGTACAGATGAATTCTTAGTAAAAGATATCGAAAATGATCATGTTATACAATTGTATTACAGCCCAACGGCAAGTGTAGATCCTAAAGCACCTTTAGATCAAATTAATAGAATAGAATCATTACATATCGCTCAAAAAAGTATTGATTTAGAAAAAGATGTTTTTTCTGGCTCATACAGAAGTGAAGTAACTGAATTAGATTTTGTGAGAAAGAAAGCAAATATAAGAAATTTCAATTATGATACTGATGGTAAATATATGGATATGAAAGGTGATATTAGAAGCCTGGATGATAATCCTCATACAGAAGAATTTCGTAATGATATATTCACAAAAGAAAATGCAAGATCATTTATGATCTTTAAAGATTATCAATCTAGTGGTGATCTAAGTTCTAATATACATAGAAATAGATTTCTATCTGAAATAATTCAGAATAGAGTATCTTATCTTTCTCATTTAAATAATACACAAGTTGAAGTATCTTTAAAAGGTAGATTAGATATTAGACCTGGTTATATTGTAAATTTAAATATACCAGAATTATCTACTGGCACTTTAAATAACGAAACATTATCAGGTAGATATTTAATAAAAAGTACTTCACATGTAATTAGTGAGGGTGTTTTAGAAACAAGTTTACAACTTTCTAAATTTGATTGGAATAGAGGCGATGTTTGATTTTGGTGTAGGTCTTAAAGATCCGGTATTTTTTGTAGGAGTGGTCGAAAATAATATCGATCCTCGCAAAGAAGGACGCGTGCAAGTAAGAGCCTTTGGTGTGCACGGAACTAACTCTGATGTCCCTACAGATATGCTTCCTTGGGCTATTGTTGTGCAAGGTGACTATAACCCTAACAATATTCCAAAGATAAACAGCTGGGTGTTTGGTGTGTTCTTAGATAGTAGAGATGCACAACAACCAATGGTACTTGGATTAATTCCAACTCAAATGACAGAACCATTAACACCTGATTCAATTAAAAAACAAGGATGGGGTGTAATACCAGATAGAGATAGTAAACTCTTAGCACAAGGATCTGAGCCAGAAAGTTTTGGACAACCTCAAAATTCAAGACTTGCTCGTGGTGAAAAGATTGAGGAAACAAAAGTCTTTCAACAAGAAATGGCTAGAAAGAAAAACGTTAAAGTCGGAGGTAAAGATGAAACGTGGGATGAGCCTGGCACTGCTTATAATGCTGAGTATCCCTTCAATAAAGTAATAGAAACCGGAGCGCATACTATTGAACTAGACGACACTCCAGGTGCCGAAAGGATTATGATCCATCACGGTTCCGGTTCCTTTGTGCAAATTGATACTAGAGGTACTGTTACAGAAAAAGCAGTATCAGATAAATTTGAAGTGATGGACCGTAAACAACACGTAGTTGTTGGCGGGATGAGCACAGTAACCATTGAAGGTAATAGTTATGTTTACGTGAAAGGAAATAAAATAGAAGAAATCGAAGGAGATTTACAAACATTAGTTCACGGTAATCATATGTTATCAGTAGGTGGACAAAGCACGATTAATGCTTCTGATCAAGCTCAAATGAGAGGAGCTGATGTTAAGATAGAAGCCAACGTAGGTACAATGGCAATTAATGCTAATAAAGAAATGCAAATCCAAGCTGGTAAGTTTGGTAATCCATATGGAGCACTTTCAATTAAGTCAGAAAAAATTCTTGTGGATGCTACAGATAAATTACATTTAAGAGGTAATACACAAGTTAATGTACAATCTGTTGCAGAAATGAATTTCTCGGCACTTACAATTAATCAACTTTCAGCGACTTGGTCAGCACAAGCTTCATTAACAACTACAATATCTAGTGCACTTACTACAGATATTACTGGAGGCATTGATGTTGCTATTGGAGGTGGAGTACAAACAAATATTAATTCTCCAATTGTAAATATTGATAACTTTGTTAACTTAGCTGGTGGATTAGCACGACCTGCTATACCTTCATTAGTAGCAGCTAAATTCACAATTCCGCCAATACCAAGTAAAGCATTTATTCCAACATCACCTATTCCTGAAATTGCTTGGGGAGCCGCTACAGTATTTGCACCTGAACCAGTTAATAAATCAACTGCTCTTATTACAGCAGATTTAGGTTCGATGGGTAGTACTGGTTACAATTCTATAGATCATAAAGGTGAAACTCGTACATTATACGCAAGTAATGTGATTGCTTCTGTTTCTGCTGGAGCAGCTGCACCATTATTAGACTTTATTGGTGATTTAGAAAGTAACGGATATGATGATATTTCTGGATTAGTTTCCAAATCAAGATATCCGGCCAAGAAGCTTACTGATATGACTATTCAAGAAGTACTTGATTGGCAAGAAAGTATTGATAGTAAACAAAGCTCAGAGGCTGCTGGTCGTTATCAAATTATGGAAGATACTTTACGAGGTTATAATAATGATAATAATAATGGTCCAGGAAGACCATTATATAAGAGAGCCGGCTTAAGTGCAAGTGATAAGTTTAGTGCTGCAAACCAAGATAAATTAGCAATTGCATTATTAAAAACAAGAGGATTAGATTCATACTTAAAAGGTAAAATTAGTAGAGAAAAATTTGCTTATAACCTAGCATGTGAATGGGCTTCATTACCATTAGTTACTGGACCTAATGCTGGTAAGAGTAGATATGATAGTAATACGAATAAATCTTTAACTAAAGTAAAAGACTTTTTACAAGTATTAGATAAAGTTAAATCTAGTTATTCTATTAAAGAAGGTACTGCATTAGCTCAAACTATAACGCCTGGAGGTAACATCGCATGATTCCACATTTAGATCCTTGCTTAACTCCATCATCAGCTGCAATAAATATTAGCTCCGGAATACTAACGAATAATAACGGAGAATATACAAAAGATCAAATTGCAGTATTTGAAAAAGAATTTAAAGATTCAATTGTAAGAGAAGTAGAAACTAATCCATTATCTAAAATGGTTAAAGAATATGGAAATGATTTTTATGACGTTCATAATTATTTAAATCAAGCTCTAAAAAATAATAAAGATAAATTAAATAATTTTGGTGCTCTTAGTGAAAGAACAGATGGCGGAAAAAGTCCAGCAATAACTCCAGCAGAAACTGCTGCAATGATGGATGATTATGGATTTACTGTTAACACTCTTACAAAAGCAATTAATGAAAGATTTGATGGTGTATTAACTCAATTAGATGGATATTATAGAGATAGTTTTTCATCTAGTATTATGGGCGGATTTTGTGGATTATTCCAAAGCGCATTTGTATTAATTAATGGCTTCTTTAATTTAGTAGGACAAGTTCAAGGTTTAATAAGTGATGCAATATCTTTTGTAAATAAAATTAAAAATATTGAAGATGCGGCTAAAGCATTCTTTGAGCAATTAAAAGTTAAAGCATTAATTGAAGCAATTAAAAAGAAAATTGTTGATACTGTTGAAGGTGTTATTAAGAGCGTTGTTTCCGCGATTGAGAATTTTGATATAGGTGAAGTTGTTAATGATATTGGAGTTTTTATTCAAGAAAATATTATTAACAGAGTTGAAGATATTAAAAATGGTATTGTAGAATTTTTTAGTGATGAAAATATAGAAGGTATTAAAAACAAAATCACTGGATTATTTGATTACGCAGTAGGATTATTTGAAAATCCTTCTTTAGAAGAAATTCAATTTTTAATTTTGAGAATTTGTGGATTTGCAGCAGGTGTCGAAGGATTAATTAAAGGAACAAGAGCACCATTAGACGATTTCCAAAATAGATATAGAGAAGTTTTTAACAATTTACAAAATGCTTCTAATAGAATTGAAGGTGAATCTATTAGAGCTGGTGCAATAAGATTTTCTGAGCCAAGACGTAAAGAGGTAATAAATAATACTAAGGAAGAGTGGGCAAATATAGATCCTGATTATCAGTATCAAATAACAGAAACTACTCAAACGACTACTGAAGATGATGGTGAAATACCAGTATCTAAATATGATGGTTTAGTAGAACAAATGAAGTCTCTTCCTAAATGGAAAGATTTGAAAAACGGAAAAGATTCTAGATTTAAAGTAGAAGGTGATTGGGTTAAAGATCTTGGTGCTGACGGTTGGAATAGAATACTAGATAAAGTTAAACTTCAATTACAAAGTTTACAAAAATCTGCTAAAGAAGCAGGAATTACAGATCAATTAATTATTATGAGTGGCTGGAGAAGCCAAGAATATAATAAGAAGCAAGTTGAACAAGATCCTGGAACTGGATCACACAGCTTTGGATTAGCTGTTGATGTTACTTGGGATGATTTTTATGCTCGAGCAGATAAAACGGATGAGTTTGCCGAATTGGCAAAAAAGGCAGGATTTAGAAATATAGGAATGAGAGATAAGTTTATACATCTTGGTATGGGACAAACTAATTATTGGGATGTAAGAACACAATAGGAAAAATAAATGTCACAAACTTTATTTACAGGTAATACAAAAAAGATAACAATCTATCAAGATTTTAAAAAGAATCTTGAAAAAAGTCCTGTCTCTGCAGATCTTACGGTAAATAAAGATGAAGAAGCTGTAAAAGAATCAATCAAAAATCTTATTCTTACCGATAGAGGTGAAAGATTAATGCAACCAAATTTAGGTGCAAGTATTAGAGGTTTATTATTTGAAAATATTACTCCTGCAACTCTTAAATTAATTCAAGATAGAGTTGAAGAAACAATCAATTTATACGAACCAAGAGCAGAGCTTATTGATGTTGTCGCAGAATCAAACATCGATGACAATATAGTACGTGTTAAAATTGTATTTTACATATCTAACATTCAACAGCCTATAACAGTGGATGTATTTTTAGAGAGGACGCGATAAATGGCTAAACTAAATATTTCAGAATTAGATTTTGAAACGATTAAATCAAACTTTAAAACATATTTAAAAGATCAGACTCAATTTAAAGATTATAACTTTGAAGGATCTAATATGTCTGTATTTTTGGATGTGTTAGCTTATAATACATTTCAAAATAACTTTTATACCAATATGGCAGTCAATGAAATGTTCCTTGATTCAGCCGTACTAAAAAATTCTATTGTATCACATGCGAAAGAATTAAATTATCTACCGCGTTCTAGAAGATCAGCTCGTGCTGTTGTTAATGTAACTATTACAGACACAACTGTATCAGGACAAACGGTAACTATTCCTGCTTATTCAGCGTTTACAACAAGCTTTAAAGGTACAAATTATAACTTTATTAATGCAGAAACATATATCGCTCGTAAAACTGCGCCAGGTACTTTTGTTGCAAGTAATGTAGAAATTTTTGAAGGAGAAATGCTTTCTAGTTTTGAAAGAGAAGGTTTCTTTATAGATGATGATGGTATTTTAAGAGTTATTCTTTCTAACGAAAATGCTGATACTGATTCTATCGAAGTGTTTATCGATGCTGAAGCAACAGATAATGAAAATGTTTTCATTCGTAAAAATGATGTTTTTGGTGTAGGTCCAACAGATAAAGTATTTTATGTAGAACCATTTTACGATGGAAGATATTCTATTTATTTTGGTAATAATATATTTGGTCTACAACCTGCTGAGTATGAAGATGTACGTGTAAGATATCGTATTACTTCTGGTCCTGAAGCAAACGGTGCATATACTTTTTCATTAGAAACAACATCATCAAATTCAGAAGCAACAGTTCAAACAGTTGAAGCAGCAGCCGGCGGAGCTGAAAGAGAAACTCAAGAAAGTATTAGATATTTTGCTCCAAAATCATTACAAATTCAAGAGCGTGCTGTAACAACAACAGACTATGAAATTTTATTGAAAAAGCAATTCCCAGAAATTCAAGCCATTTCAGCTTATGGCGGTGAAGAATTAGATCCACCACAATTTGGTAAAGTTGCTATTTCAGTTTATCTTGGTGAAGGCAGAGAAGGTTTATCAAGTACATTATCTTCTGCATATATTGAATATTTAAAAGATAAGAGTCCGTTAGCAATCGAGCCAATCTTTATCGAATCACAATTTATGTATGGTTGTACATATGTTGATGTTTATTTTGATGCAAAAGGAACTAATAAATCTGCAGCACAAATTGAAACATTAGTTAGAGACGCGGTAACTACTTATAATAAAGATAAGCTTGATAACTTTAATGTTACATTAAGACTATCTAAATTAATTTCCGCAATTGACGCAGCTGATAGTTCAATTCAATCTAATCAGGTAGAAGTAAATCCTTATGTTTTATATTCACCTGTTGCTGGTATTGCAGAATCGCCTTCATTTAAATTCTTTGCCGAATTAAAGAAACCATATCCATTTAGAGATTCAAACTTTACTGATTATAAACCTGCTGTTAAAAGTAGTGTATTTGAATATAATTACGTAGATGCGTATTTACAAGATGATGGTGAAGGTAATATCCAAATTGTAACATCTAATATTGTAAACCCAGAAGTAATCGTTCCTGTTGCAGGAAGTGTAAATTATAAAACTGGTGCTATTGAATTAATTAATTTTAAAGTTACTGCATTAGAAGGATCTAGTATTAGAATTATGGTAACTACTAAGAGAGATGATATTGTTTCTCCTGCTGGTAGAATATTCTTAATTCAAGATGATGACGTAACAGTAAATATGATTGAGGCAAAGTAAATGGCATTTTATAATAATCAGCCTTTAATTGAAAAGAAAATATCTTTTAAGATACCACAGCAATTCCCTGCTCACTTTAGAGAGAATGGCCCCGAATTAGTTCAATTAGTAAAAGATTATTATGAATTCCTTGAAACACAACCAGATATGAGTGTCTATAATAATAGACGATTATTTGAATATAGAGATATTAGTCAAACATTAGATTCAATGCTTGATTTCTTTAGAAAGAAATTCATGGCAGATCTTCCTGTATTATCTGATGAAAAAACAAAATTTGTAATTAAAAACATTTTAGATCTATATCGAAGAAAGGGTACTGAATCAGGTATTAGATTATTTTTTAGAATGTTTTATGAAGAAGATATTGATGTAATCTATCCTTCTAAATATATGTTAAAGCCATCTGATTCAAAATGGCAAACTGGTACTTATTTGCAAATGATGCAAAATAATAATGAGTTTCCAAATAGAGCGGGTACAATTATATACACGTATTTAGATTTAATTAGTAGAGATATTGTCGGATCTATTTCTAAAGCAAGAGCAGTTGTAGATAAAATTAATTTTGTTTTTCTTAATAAAACACTCACTCCTATTATTTACATTTCTAATCCAAAAGGTAAGTTTGTAAAATTTGATGAGATCGTTTCTCGAATTGATGGAGAGGATATTTCATTCGGAAAATTAAATGGTTCTGCTGATGAATTAGAAATAAATTTAGGATACGGCGGAACAACTGGAAATAAAGTAGGTGATATATTTAATTTAGAATCTGAATATGGTAAAGGCGGTACATGTATCGTAACCGATCTTGAAGATGAATTTACCGGTACTATTGATTACAATCTTCTTGATGGAGGATTTGGATATACAATAGAAAATACTAAAATACTTGTATCTAATCAAGTATTAGTTATACCAAATGAACCAAGAAGATTTACCGTATTAGAAAGATTAAAAGATAGTGCAAATAATGTCGGTACTGTTATTGGACAAAATGGTATTGCAGTTGGTTTAAAAATGGAAGGTGGACAAGAATTTGCATGGGGCCGCACGATTGAAACAATGGACAGAAGTCCAAATATTGTAATTCCATTTTATAATGCTAATTCAGCGCCTGATGGTATTTTAACAGTAGGTGGAAAAAATGATTCATCGCCTGGTCCGTTATATGCAAATACCGGTGATCCTACTCATGCTAAAGTAGAAACATTAAGTAATATTGAAACTGTTAGTCTCATTACAGATAAATTGGCAGGCTTTTTAAATGTACCATTAAATTCATCGAATTTTAATGCTGTCCCTCCTGCGACCCAACCAATGTCTGGTAATACAGATCCAGTAACACTTGCTACAGCATTAGAAGATGCTTTCGATTTAACTCCATTTGATATTGGTACTATTGAAACATTTGAAAATATCGATCCTGGCGAAAATTATGTTAATGATGTTTGGACTCTCGTTAAAGATGAGGTAATGATTGGTTTTGACAGAAGAAACCAAATTTTAACATTTGATGATTTTAATGCATCTTTTTCTGAAGGAGATGTTATATCTCAAAATCAAGGTGGGGGTGTAATTGTTAGTGGTGTTATTTTAGGAGTTAATAGTAATTTAAAATATATTAATGTAAGACCTTATAGTTATTATGGATTTAAGAAAGGCTTTAATGTTAACCATTTCGGTAATTACTTCGAAGTAATTTCTGTTGAGGTAGATTATAGCTCTGAACAATTTGGTGATAACGCTGATTTATTTTCAAAAACATTATTTTCACAAGGAAGAATTGCTGCAGCAAAAGTTTTAAATTCTGGTTTTGGTTATATTGATAAAGAAACAGTATATCTAACAGATGATGAAGGAACTCGTCATGCAGAAGCAGAATTAAGAGCAAATTCACAAGGTATTACTGCAGGATTTTGGGGATCAACAACATCTCATATTAATGGATATACTAAAACATTAGCAGAAGATGGAGAAGATTTTTATTACGATTCTCAAATGAAAATACAAGATAGTGATTATTATCAAGAATTTTCTTATGAAATTAAATCTACAATTGATCCTAAACGTTATGAAACTGTATTAAAAGAAAGTATGCATTTAGCAGGTACTAAATTATATGGAGACTTCATTTATAAAAATAAAGCTTCAGTTGGACTTGGTGCTAAGATGTTTGTACAAACTAAAGATGATTATATTAAAGGCGGTAATCCAATTGTCGGTCCAGGTCAAAGTATAGGAAGTCAAGTTGTAACAGCAGATAATTATGTTTATACAGTAGATACTACTTCATTTGCTGCTGACCTTGCAAGATAAAATAAATAATAAATTAAACAAATTAAAATAGGAATAGAAAAATGGCAAAGCAAACAATTAATATCGGATTAGCTCCTAATGATGGAAATGGCGATCCTATAAGAGATGCTTTTGATAAAGTTAATGATAATTTTACAGAATTGTATAACTTCGATGCGGGTTTGCCGGCAGTTGCAACATCTGGAGATTACGGAGATTTACAGGGTTTGCCAACCTTATTCACAGCAAATAATATTAGTGTTAATACTGCTAACACAGCAAATACTTTTTCATTAAACTATAATAATACAACTGCAACAATAACTTTAATACCAGGAAGAATTCCAGATGATTTAACTGATTTAGGAATCGCAGACGGGGCTAATGGTACTGTATTAACAACCGATGGTAGTGGAAATTTTAGATTTTTATCAATTGGAGCTGTTGGTGGCGGTGGAATCGCTCTTACTGATTTAAGTGTTGGTACTCCAGCTTCTGCTAATAGCAGTGGTGCTTTAGCATATAATAATACTAGCGGTGTATTTACATACACTCCTCCAGTTATTCCAGCAGATTTATTAGACTTGGGTATTAGCGATGGTTCTAATAATCAAGTATTAACAACCGATGGTGCAGGTAATTTTACATTTAAAACAGTTACAACTGGTGGTGTTTCATATGCAGATTCCGATGTAGATGCTCATTTAAATACAAGTTCTGCCGCAAATAATGAAGTATTAAGTTGGAATGGTACTGATTACGACTGGGTTGCACAAAGTAGTGGCAGCGGCGGTGGATTATCAAATACAGAAATTATTAATCTAGTATCTGGATCTGGCCTAGTCATGTTACCAACAAGAACTACAAAAACTGGTACAACAACATCTCTTGCTGATGGCGCTAGTGGTAATTTAGACATTACAGGATTTAAATCTTATGGATTAATGTCAATTCAAACAGATAAAGCTGCTTGGGTAAGAATTTATACAGATGATGCTTCAAGAACTGCAGACGCATCTAGAGCGGAAACAACAGATCCTACTCCAGATGCTGGTGTTGTTGCAGAAGTAATTACAACAGGAGCAAGTACTATATTAGTTTCACCTGGTGTATTTGGATTTAATAATGAAGCAACTCCAACTACAACAATTCCTTGCGCAGTTAAAAATAAATCTGGTTCTACAGCTACTGTACAAGTTACACTTAAATTATTACAACTAGAGGCTTAATATGCTAAGAGAATGGATTGTCACTCTCCATAATAAAGAAGATCTCGAAGATTTCTATAATGATATGGAAACACCGGGAGGCAATTTATATATTCCAGACAGAGCTGTTGACCTAGTAAATAGAAGAGAAATTAGTCGTAATACGCATTATATGTTAACTGATGAAGAAGTTGAAGAAGTTAAAAAAGATCCAAGAGTATGGGGTTGTGATTTAAGAGAACTTGTTGATAATACAACAAAACCCTGTGGTTATTCTCTTACAAATGCAGATTTTGAAAAGTCTTGGCTTAGTGCTGCTGCAACGGATATTAACTGGGGATTATTAAGAGAAACAGAAGTTGATAATAGAACTAACTGGGGAGATAATGGAACATCATTAGTTTCTGCTAATTTAACAATTACTGCTTCGGGAAAAAATGTAGATGTATTAATTGTAGATGGTCATATTGATCCAGATCATCCAGAATTTGCAGTTAATTCAGATGGCTCTGGTGGTTCAAGAGTTGTACAATATAATTGGTTTCAAAATAATGTTGGTTCTGGTACAGGTACTTATACTTATGATAGATCTGGTTCTTATACAAATGCTTTAGATGCGGATGATAACGATCATGGTTGTCATTGCGCAGGAACAGTAGCAGGTAATACACAAGGATGGGCTAGAGATGCAAACATTTATAATATTAGTCCTTATGGTTCGAATCCAAACTGGGGTAATGTAGGCTACGGCTCTTCTACAATGTGGGATTATATTAGAGCTTGGCACAATTCAAAACCAATTAATTCTGCAACTGGCAGAAGAAATCCTACTATATCAAATAATAGTTATGGATCTAGTATTATTTCAAATTATTCTGGAAGTTATACTACAGGCGCTATTACTAGAATAAATTATAGAGGAGTTGATTTTAATCCTGGTAGAGATCTAACCGTTGCTGAGTTAGAAGCAAGAGGTTGCTATACTAATGCAAGTACTACAATGAGTATTCCGAATTATTTTACATCTCGTGAAGCTGATATCCAAGATGCTATTGATGATGGAATTATTATTGTAGCTTCTGCAGGAAATGATAGTTGGAAGATTGTTAATAGTAATGACCAAGATTATAATAATTATTTTGAAATGGTTTATCAAGGCGTTAATTTTAGTTGGTATTTACATAGAGGTACAGGATCAGCAGCAGGCTACGCACCTGTTATAACAGTTGGTGCCGTATGTAATAATACAACAGAAGAAAAAGCAACATTTAGTAATTGTGGAAGTCAAGTAGATGTTTATGCCGCAGGTGAAGCGATTAATAGTTCTTTACATAGAGCTTCTAGTGGACAAGCAGGTAGTGGTGTAAATGATCCAAGAAATGCTAGTTATGCTATTGGTAAATATCAAGGAACAAGTATGTCCGGACCGCAGGTTGCAGGAATACTTGCTTTGCTTGCTGAAAGTTGGCCAAATATGAATCAACAAGAAGCTCATGCTTGGATTGTTGATAATGCTAATGATAATAAAATGTACGATACAAATACAGATGATCCTACAGATAGAGTAAGTTTACAATTTGGCGATAACAAATATGCTAGATGGATTAATCAAAGACAAATAGATGGAAATAATTTTCCACAAAGAAATTTTGCAGTAAGACCTACGTCTGGTACTGCATATCCTAGACCAAGAATTAGAAGAAGAGGCTAGACTGTGATTATAAATATTACAAAAGATTGGATAAGAAATGGCTGAAGTACTAACTACCACACTAAAAAACGATATCGCTAGATTATTCTACGAAGATTTAACTAATAATGATTATTACGTTATGGTTTCTTCTGTCTCTAACCAAGAATTAGTAAGAGTTGACGCTGTTAATTCTCAATATAGTAAAAACGAATTTAAAGAAAAAGTTCTTTTTGGTAAAAAATTATATCAAAATGATCTTAAGTTTATGATTAAATATTATCCTTGGCAAAAGGATGAAACATATACTCAATATGATGATCAAGTTGATTTAGAAGGAACTAATTTCTATGCTGTAGTTGGTCCAACTAATAATGACTCTGGAGATTATAGAGTTTATAAATGCTTGTCAAATAATAATGGCAATCCTTCTACGGTACCACCTAATTATAATCCAACAACAATCAATCAAATTTATAGAACTGCTGATGGTTATGTTTGGAAATTTATGTATTATCTTACAGAGTCTGATTTCGAAGCTTATAATGCTATTGGTTTTATTCCATTACATGGCACGTTTGAAATTAATCCAAATCCTTCAGCGAATGCAAATAATATTATTACAGGAGCTGAGGTAAGTGATATTTTTGTAGAAAATTATATTGATAATAATGGTTATACTTTTGTATCTGTTGGAAATGTTCCATCAACGCCCGGTAATCAATCTCAAGTTCAATTATCATCTTCTGAATTAAGTCAGATTACAGATTATTATTCTGGAATGACTCTCGTCCTTACTAAAAATACACAAACATGGACTTATTTAATTGATTCATATACTTATAGAGATTCTTCTGGCACTGGTTTTGCCACGGTAGTTGGTGATCCGCAAGGTGATGGTGTAACATTAGGAGCGTCATTTAAGATTGTTCCTACAATAGAAATTAAAGGTGATGGCACAGGTGCTGTAGCAATACCTTATGTAAATAGTGAAGGACGTATTACTTCAGTACAAGTATTAGAAACAGGTTCTGGCTATCATAGAATTACTGCAAC